GTATATTTGTGGAAAGAGTTTAGAAAAACTCTACCCATTTCTTTAGAATTTAATATCAATTTTTAATGCAATCTCCTTTTAGCTTTATAGTAAAGGCATACAACGAAAGGAGGTACGACAATATTAAGGAGATAGGGGGGGTAGACTTTATTACCAGTGTGTCTAAAGAAGACCACACCGCATCCAATCGTTTCGCTACCGTAGTGGAAACACCACTAAAATATTCTGGCCCCATAAAAAAGGGGGACAGGCTTCTCGTGCACCACAATGTGTTTAAGTATTATAACGATATGAGGGGGAGGGAGAAGAGTGGGAAGAGTTATTTCCGTGACGATATGTTCTTCGTAGAGATGGATCAGTTCTTTATGTACCATGATGGTACACGTTGGAACGCCCACGATAAGTATTGCTTTGTAAAACCTACCCCCGCAAAGGAGTCTTCTATATATAAGCGTGGAGAAGAACCTCTCGTAGGGATACTTAAGCATGGAAACGCAGAGCTCGAAGCTTTAGGAGTAAAGGAGGGGGACGAGATATCTTTTGAACCTGAAAGCGAGTATCCCTTTTACGTAGATGGGGAGAAGTTATATAGGATGTTTACCAACAACATAATGTTGATACTATGATATATATCGTAGACGATTTTATTGAGAGACCTATATTAGATATAGTAGACAGATATTTATCTGACGGACGTTTTAAAAAGCAGGTCGTAGGAGAAAAAGATTTCTACGTAAAAGAATCTCCTGTAGGGTTTGCCGACTACGTAATAGAAAAGTTAGCGGATATAGAGAAGCGCCCTTTGGTAAATATATTATCCTTCTTTAGAGAGGCTACCGATGAGCTCGATGTCTCATGGCGCATACATTCCGATTTGAATATTAATGGGCAGAAGCCAGACAGGGCTATAGTATTATACCTCTCTCCCCGAGAGAGAGAAGATCTGCATGGCACCGCTTTGTGGGAGCACCATAGGTATGGTAAGGAGTTGCCCCGCGATATATCCGACGAAGAATACGATAGTATGATTAGAGTAGACTCGGAAGATTTAGATAAGTGGAGGTTGAGCTCAGTGGTAGGGTATGAAAAAAATAGACTTATATCTTATCCCTCTTCATACTTTCACAGTAAATATCCTAACGTCTCCTGGAAAGAGGGGCGAAAAGTTTTTGTAATGTTTTATAAATTTAATTAATATGGGAGTACAGAAAAATATAGCCTCACTAAAAGTAAATACAGAGGCGCTAACAGAGAATTTAAAAAAGCTTATCTTAGAGGAGCAGCAAACCAGGGAGTTGGCTGTAGGTACCTTAAACCTTTTAAAGCTAATGCCTGGGTATGAAGAGGCTTTAGCGGAAATGAAAAAAAGCGCCGAAGAAGATGGACACCAAGGAAATTAAATTACAGATCATAGAGGCGGGCGAAAAGGCTGTACGACAATTAGTTAAGGTAGCTAAAGAAGATATCATCAAGTTTGATAAGGACGATGAGTTGGCTGCGGATAGATTAAAGAACGCAGCGGCTACCAAGAAGCTTTGCATCATGGATGCTTTTGAGATATTAAAAAGAATAGAAGAAGAGAAAGCTCTTTTAGATGGGGCTCCTTTAGAAAATAAAACACATACCCCGAAAGGATTTGCCGAGTCAAGATCAAAATAGTTTATATAGGGTAGTAGAAAAAGCTATGCCTAAACATGTGGTGGTAAATAAAAACCGTGCCCGCACATGGGCCTATGGCTATGACCCAAAATATGACCTCGTGGTTATATCTAAGACGGGCCAGATAGGAGAGGTGTATGAAATAAATGGTCTAAGGGTGGCTTTACCTAAAGCTCCTAAAGAAGTTTATTCTCGTTCTAAGAAAAAAGAAGAGCAATACTGGGAGCCTTTTGAATATAGCAAAGACTTAAAGCGTATTAAATCTATCTTCCAATGGCACTCTACCCCAAATACTTTTAAGTCTAAGTGGGTGGAATATATAGAGTCGGAGTTCGATAGGCGTGAGGAAGGTTTCTGGTTTTTAAACAACGGGACCCCTACATATATAACGGGAACGCATTATATGTACCTCCAATGGACGAAGATAGATGTGGGGCATCCTGATTTCCGGGAGGCTAATAGAATTTTTTATATCTTTTGGGAAGCATGTAAAGCAGATAAGCGTAGCTTTGGGATGTGTTACTTGAAGATACGTCGTTCAGGGTTTTCTTTTATGAGCTCCAGCGAAGGCGTAAACCAAGCCACTATAACTAAAGACTCACGGATAGGAATACTTTCCAAAACAGGATCAGATGCTAAAAAAATGTTTACCGATAAGGTGGTACCTATATCTAACAACTATCCCTTCTTCTTTAAACCGATACAGGATGGAATGGATAAGCCTAAGACAGAACTTGCTTATCGTGTTCCTGCTTCGAAGATTACAAAGAAAAACATGTATGAGGTCGAAGAGGAAGAGCTGGAGGGACTGGATACAACTATAGACTGGAAGAATACGGGAGACAATAGTTATGACGGAGAGAAGCTACAGCTACTCCTGCATGATGAGAGCGGTAAATGGGATAAGCCTGATAATATCTTAAACAACTGGCGTGTAACAAAAACGTGTCTTCGTTTGGGAAGTAAGGTTATAGGTAAGTGTATGATGGGCTCTACCTCTAACGCTTTAGATAAAGGTGGAAGAAACTTTAAAGCTTTATATGAAGACTCTTTTCCTTCCAAGCGCAACTCCAACGGTCAGACAAAAAGCGGAATGTATTGCTTATTCGTTCCTATGGAATGGAATATGGAAGGGTTTATAGATATGTATGGCATGCCTGTATTGCGCACTCCACCTAAACCTATAGTGGGGATTGATGGAGAGGATATAAATATAGGGGCTATAGACTACTGGGAGAACGAGGTGTCGTCACTTTCTCAAGACGCGGATGCACTAAATGAGTTCTACAGACAGTTCCCACGTAGTGAGTCTCACGCTTTCCGAGATGAAAGCAAGCAGTCTATTTTTAATCTAACTAAAATATATCAGCAGATAGATTATAACGACTCCTTAATTATGGACCATCACCTTACGCAGGGTTCTTTCCGTTGGAAGGATGGTATAAAAGACTCCACAGTGATATGGTCTCCTGATAAGCGCGGTAGATTTTTAGTGGGATGGACTCCGCCTCCTCATATGCAGAACAGGGTAGAGGTGCGTAATGGTAGAAAATATCCAGGGAACGAACACTTAGGTTCTTTCGGATGTGACTCTTATGATATATCTGGAGTGGTAGTAGGTAAGGGGTCGAATGGATCTTTGCATGGCCTTACGAAGTTTAATATGGATGAAGCTCCAAGCAACGAGTTCTTCTTAGAATATATAGCCCGCCCACAAACGGCAGAGATATTTTTTGAGGAAGTGCTTATGGCTTTAGTCTTTTATGGTATGCCTATCCTGTGTGAGAATAACAAACCGCGTCTCTTATATCATTTAAAAAACAGAGGGTACAGAGGGTTTTCTTTAAACAGACCTGATAAAATATACACCAAGCTTTCGCGTACAGAGAAAGAACTTGGCGGCATACCTAACACCTCAGAGGACGTAAAGCAATCTCACGCAGCCGCTATAGAGTCCTATATAGAAAAGCATGTGGGGATGGATATGGCGGGGGAATACCGAACTAAAGAGGACATGGGAACTATGTATTTTCGTCGTACCTTAGAGGATTGGGCGAAGTTCGATATAACCAACAGAACTAAGTTTGACGCCTCTATAAGCAGTGGTTTATCTATTATGGCTAACCAAAAGCATTTATACACCCCTGCTACAAAGAAATCAAAAATAAGCATTAACTTTGCAAAGTATAATAATAGTAGTACAACAAGTCAATTAATTAGATGAAGGGACTCCAGATAGATATTAAGTCTGCTACCTTCCCGAACCAGTTTGTTTCTGACTCTGAGAAAGCAACAAAAGAATTTGGGTTGCAGGTCGGACAAGCTATTCAATATGAATGGTTCAGGAGGGATGGATTATCCTGTAGGTTTTATAGTCAGTTCCAAGAGTTTCATAAGCTAAGACTTTATGCTCGCGGAGAACAATCTGTGGCTAAGTATAAAAACGAGTTGGCTATAGATGGAGATTTATCTTACCTTAATTTAGACTGGACCCCTGTACCTATTATACCTAAGTTTGTAGACATCGTAGTAAACGGTATGTCCGATAGGCTGTTCGATGTGAAGTGCTATGCTCAAGACGCTCTGTCTGCAGAGAAGCGTAACGAGTTTCAAAACTTAGTTCAAGGCGATATGATCGCTAAGAAGCTATTTATGCAGATAAGAAAAGATTTCGATGTAGATCCCTTTACGGTAGATCCGGGACAGCTTCCTGAGAACGACCAAGAGATGGAGCTATATATGCAACTTAACTACAAGCCTTCTGTAGAGATAGCTAATGAAGTTGCTATAAACACTATGCTTGAAGAGAGTCATTACAATGACACCCGCAAAAGAGTAGACTATGATATAACTACTTTAGGGCTCGGTATAGCCAAGCATGTTTTCCAGGAGGGAGACGGGGTAAGGGTGGAGTATGTAGACCCAGCCAATGTGGTGTATAGCTATACCGAAGATCCGTACTTTAAAGACTGCTTCTATTGGGGAGAGCTTAAGACAATCCCTATTACAGAGGTTTTAAAAATCAACCCCGATCTTACTGAAAAAGATTTAGAAGAGATTTCTCAGTACAGCCAATCGTGGTACGACTACTATAACGTAGCCGCTATGTATGAGAACAGTATGTTCGCAAGAGACACATGCACCCTCCTGTACTTTAATTACAAGACTACAAATAGTTTTGTATATAAGAAAAAAGAGATGAGTGACGGTAGTTTTAAAACTGTAGAGAAAGACGATCAGTTTAATCCTCCCGAGGAGATGATGGAAGAGGGGAAGTTTGAAAGGGTAGAGAAGCGTATTGATGTATGGTATGAGGGTGTCATGGTTATGGGAACTAACATTATCTTAAAGTGGGATATGATGAAGAATATGGTTAGACCTAACTCAGCAAATCAGTTTGCTATGTCTAACTATGTAGCCTGCGCTCCACGTATGTACAAAGGTGTATTAGAATCTTTGGTCCGTAGGATGATTCCTTTCGCCGACCTTATTCAAATGAGTCACCTTAAAATCCAGCAGGTAGTAGCCCGCGTAGTTCCTGACGGAGTATTTATAGACGCGGATGGTTTGAACGAGGTGGACTTAGGAACGGGAAATGCTTATAACCCTGAAGATGCTTTACGCCTTTACTTCCAAACGGGTAGTGTAATAGGTAGAAGCTATACTCAGGATGGAGAGTTTAATAACGCTAAGGTTCCTATTACTCAACTAACCTCTAATAGCGGAGCTTCTAAGATGCAGATGCTTATAGGAAACTATAACCACTATTTAGATATGATCCGCGCGGTAACGGGACTTAACGAAGCGAGAGATGGAAGCACACCTGACCCTAACTCTTTAGTAGGGGTACAGAAATTAGCTGCTTTAAATTCCAATACCGCTACGCGTCATATCCTTCAAGCCAGCCTATTTATTACAAAGACTTTAGCGGAGGCTTTATCTCTTCGTGCGGCAGACGTTTTAGAGTATGCGGAGTTCCGTGATGAGTTTGCTATGCAGATAGGGAAATACAACCTTGGTATCTTAGAGGAGATTAAGAACTTATACATCTATGACTTTGGGATCTTTATTGAGATGTCTCCTGACGAAGAGCAGAAGGCACAGCTCGAAGCTAATATACAGATGGCTCTTTCTCAGAAAGATATAAGCTTAGAAGACGCTATAGATATTAGGCAGATAAGAAATTTAAAGCTCGCTAACCAATTACTTAAAGTTAAGCGTAAGCAGAAGCAAGAGCAGATGCAGCAGATGGAAGCTCAGAAGCAACAGATGCAAGCTCAAGTTAACCAGCAGTCACAACAGATGGCGGCACAGGCGGCTATGCAAAAGCAGCAGATGGAGACGCAAGCTAAGATGCAGCTACAACAAGCGGAAGCGGCTATGTCTATAGAGAAGATGAAGAATGAAGCGGCCCTTAAGCAACAGCTGATGGCGGTAGAGTTCCAGTATCAGATGCAGCTTAAAGGTGTGGAGCAGTCACAGATAGACGCCCGAGAAGAAGCGAGGGAAGTGGGTAAGTCTGAGCGTATAAGCCAGGCGAATACGGAGCAGTCTAAATTGATACAGCAGCGTAAGAATAATACTGCGCCTATCAACTTTGAATCGAATGAAGATAGCTTAGATGGTTTTGACTTTTCGGAGTTCAACCCACGCTAAAGTTATTAGGAATATATACACTAACTTTGTAAAAATTAAATCAAATGGATAACGAAAAATTTGTTGTTAAAGAAGTTTCGGAAGTAGAACAAAAGTCTAAAGCACAAGTTGAAGAGGAACTACTTCAAAAACATGAGGAGCAATTTACCGCTACTGAAAGTGTTGAAGGTGTGGAAAAGGTGGACACCACTGCAGAGGCAGAAGGTGCGCAGCCAGAGCCAGAGACACAGGAAGGAGTTGGATTAAAAGACGAAGACGTTCTTGAGTATATCAAGAGCAGATACGATAAAGAAATAAACTCTGTAGATGAGTTGTTTGCCCAGACAGAAGCAAACGAGGAATTACCAGAGGATGTTTCAGCGTTCTTTAAGTATAAAAAAGAAACCGGTAGAGGATTCGATGACTACGTAAAACTGCAAAAGAATTACGAAGACATGGATGGAGATGCCGTAATAGCTAACTACTATTCTCAAACCGAGGAAGGGTTGGATGAAATCGATATTCAAGATATCATAGAAGATAAGTTTGGATACGACGAAGACCTGGATGAGGAAAAGGATATTAAGAAGAAAAAGTTAGCGCATAAAAGAGAACTTGTAAAAGCGAAGAAATTTTTCAAGGAGCAACAAGAACAGTACAAGATCCCTCTTGAGTCAAGTGGGGGTTTCAGTTCGGAGGAGCAAACGGAAGAGTTTAATCGCTATAAGAGTTATGTTGAGGAATCAACTACTCGAGAGGAGCAAATGAAAAAGAGGTACGACTGGTTTGTCGACAAGAGCAATGAGGTGCTCAACGATGATTTTAAAGGTTTTAATTTCAACGTCAACGAGAAGCAGTATACCTTTAAACCAGGCGATGGTAAAGAGTTGTTCAATAAGCAGAAGGATGTAAATAATTTTGTAAAACCTTATTTAGATGCTGACAGCGGGATGATGAAAGACGCAGAGGGATACCACAGAGCTATGTCTATAGCGATGAATCCTGATAAGTTCGCCCAGTTTTTTTATGAGCAAGGTAAAGCGGAAGCTATAGATGATGTATCTAAAAAATCAAAGAACATCGATATGGTTCGCCAAGCCCCTCAATCGTTTAACAAGAATGGTCTTAAGATCAGACAGGTTGGCGATACTTCGAGTGGAAAAGGACTCAGAATTAAAAGTATAAAAAAAGTTTAAAAATTAAAAACAAGAAAAAATGGCTGTAAATGCAACGCCAGGGTTTAACTTAATTCCTTCAGCGGAA